AAAGATGAATCAATAAAAGTTGAAAGAGATAATCTTGCAAACATAGTTATTGATGATGCAACAGGTGAATCTATACCACCGATAAGCAGTCCAGTTAAGAAATTGGAACCTAAGTATAATTATAATGACCCGTTTGCTTTCAGTGAAAAGAAAGATTTAGATGGTGGTAAATTTTAAAGGATGAAACTATGAGTATATTAGATAAAATTAAAAAGAACAGCAGTATCAAAGATTCTGCTATTTTGGCTAAATCAAAATTCTTTAATGATAAAGATATGATTCCAACCGCAGTGCCAATTATTAACGTGGCACTTTCTGGTAAGTTAGATGGTGGTCTAACACCTGGTCTTACAATGTGGGCAGGCCCATCAAAACACTTTAAGACTGCTTTCTCTCTTTTGATGGCAAAATCTTACTTGGACAAATACGATGATGCTGCACTTCTTTTTTATGATTCTGAGTTTGGCACTCCTCAATCTTATTTCGATTCCTTCGGCATTGACACTAATCGTGTCTTGCATACTCCTCTTACTGACATTGAACAATTAAAGTTCGATGTTATGGCTCAGTTGACACAATTGGAACGTGGTGATAAATTGATTATCGTCATTGATTCTATTGGCAATTTGGCATCCAAGAAAGAAGTAGAAGATGCCTTGGCAGAAAAATCAGTTGCTGATATGTCAAGAGCAAAACAAGTTAAGAGTTTGTTCCGCATGGTCACACCACATTTGTCTTTGAAGGACATTCCAATGATTGTTGTTAATCACACATATATGGAAATTGGAATGTTCCCAAAAGCAATCGTTGGTGGTGGTACAGGTTCTTATTACTCTGCTGATAATATCTTTATTATTGGCAGACAACAAGAAAAAGACGGTACAGAAGTTACCGGTTATAACTTCATCATTAACGTAGAAAAATCTAGATATGTCAAAGAAAAATCTAAAATACCTGTGTCTGTATCTTTTGATGGCGGCATCAGCACTTGGTCTGGTTTACTTGACCTTGCTCTTGAATCCAAGCATGTGGTCAAACCTAAAAATGGTTGGTACCAACGTGTAGATGCTGACGGTGTGATTGAAGAAAAAAATTACCGTGAGAAGGACACCGACACCAAAGACTTCTGGATGCCTATTCTGAAACAGAAATCTTTCCGTGATTTCATTGAAAACAAATATCGTGTGGCATCTGGAGAAATTATGACCAGTAACATTGATGAAACATTTGATGTTGAAACTATGAATGGAACAGAAGCATGACAGAAGGAATAGATTACTGCTTCATCTATCCAAAAGACGATAGTACGGCAGTTAACATTAAATTTTTAGATGGACCTTATAAAAATACCATATTCAAATATGGTAAAGTAAAATTCAAAGAAGAAAATGAACAGGTCTATTTACTTTTTGCTTACGATGTGTTAGAATCACCAGTTATGAAACCATCTAAATTAGAAAAAGATGGCGACTTTAAAAACTACATTGGTGACTTATTGGTGGAAATAATGTCATCTGACATTGAACAGGAAATAATTGATGAGACTGGAACAAACGATTCTAAAGAATCTGATTTATAATGAAGAATATCTCCGCAAAGTATTGCCTTTCATCAAAGAGGACTATTTCACGGATAGGACCGATAGAGCAATCTTCACTGAGATTTCCAAGTTCACGGAATCTTACAACTCTACACCAACGATTGAAGCACTTGAACTGGCCATCAAAGAGAAACGAAATTTCACAGATGAAGAAGTGGAGAAGTGCGAAACTAATCTACAAGAGATTAATAAAACTAGAGAAGAACTCTCCAAGATTGAATGGTTGGTTGATAAGACCGAAAAATTCTGTCAAGAGAAGGCCATATACAATGCTGTACTGGGGTCTATTTCCATCCTTGAAGGAAAAGACAAAACCCAAGACAAAGGGTTTATACCTAAACTACTTTCCGATGCGTTAGCAATTTCATTTGATAGTTCCGTTGGTCATGATTATTTGGAAAACTCCGATGAACGTTATGACTTCTATCACAAGAAAGAAGAAAAGATTCCTTTTGACTTAGAGATGTTGAACAAAATCACAAAAGGTGGTTTACCAAAGAAAACGTTGAACATTGCTCTTGCAGGCACTGGTGTTGGTAAGTCGTTGTTCATGTGTCACGTGGCCGCAGGTGCCATGGTACAAGGCAAGAACGTTCTTTACATCACCATGGAAATGGCAGAAGAAAAGATTGCTGAACGTATTGATGCTAACTTATTGAATGTTACAGTTGACGATTTGATAAATCTTCCTAAAGAAATGTATGATAAGAAGATTGAAAAACTCCGTGATAAAACTGTTGGTAAATTAATCATCAAAGAATATCCAACTGCATCGGCTTCCGCAACACACTTTAGAACATTGTTAAATGAATTGAATCTGAAAAAGTCTTTTGTACCAGATATTATCTTTATTGATTATTTGAATATTTGTTGTTCATCTCGTATCAAAGCTGGTGCCAATATTAATTCTTACACCTATGTTAAATCTATTGCTGAAGAACTTCGTGGTCTTGCAGTAGAATATAATGTTCCTATCGTAAGTGCAACACAAACAACTCGTAGTGGTTTCAACAGTAGTGATCCAGGTTTGGAAGATACATCAGAATCTTTTGGTTTGCCGGCAACTGCCGACTTTATGTTTGCATTGATTTCTTCGGAAGAACTTGAAGAACTTGGCCAGATTATGGTGAAACAATTGAAGAATCGTTATGCCGATCCAACAATGTATAAACGTTTCAGTGTTGGTGTTGACCGTTCTAAGATGAGATTGTACGATGTGGAACAATCTGCACAAAATGATATTACAGATTCTGGTAATGATAAACCACTGAATACATTTGGTGACCGTGAAAGACCACAGAAGAAACAATTTAGTGGATTTAAAGTATGAAGTTAGAATTTAATGATGCAGTTCATTGTGCCAAAGTATTTGAAAATTACTTTGGTAATTTTGACCGTATTGATGAGTACATGCGTGACCAGAAGTTAAACTCTTTGGCTGAGTTGCCATCTAATCCTTTGTTTCCAATTGAAGATGAACTGTTTCAAGATTTCAAAATGCATCCAAAAGATATGGACTTTGAAGTCATTGAGATTGATAATGAAACATGGACCAATCTACTAAACATAACTTCATCACATGTAAATATTCCACCAGTTGGTCGCAATGTCAAACTGGCTGTACGTGAGAAGAACACAGGAAAGTATGTTGGATTCATTCGTCTTGGTTCACCTGTAATCAATTGTAAACCTCGTAATGAAATGCTTGGCCAAGTGTTTACACAACAACCTGAATGGGGTAAACGATTCAATAACTCTGCGATGATGGGTTTTGTTATCGTACCCGCACAACCATTTGGTTATAATTACCTTGGTGGTAAACTTCTGGCTGCAATCTGTACTTCACATGAGGTACGTGAGATTGTGAATAAGAAGTATGATATGAACTTGTGTCTCTTTGAAACAACATCTTTATATGGTTCATCAAAAACAGTATCACAGTATGATGGTATGAAACCATACATCAGATACAAAGGCCTTACTGATTCAGATTTCTTGCCAATGATGCACGGTAAACCTTATTCTGATTTACGTGACTTTGTACAAGGTAAAGTTGGACCTTTGGTTGAAGATGATGCTTCTAGTAAGAAACTTAAAATATCTATGAAAATTATTTCCTTAACTAAAGCAGCACTTAAAGGTACAACTGAAGGGGATACATTCTCAGCAACGATTGAGAAGGCAAAGGGGTTGACAGAACAAAAAAGATATTACATTAGTGATTATGGTTTCAAAAACATGACAGACTATGTAAACTGTAAGACGGACGTGCTTATTCCTGGTGAAAACTATGAAAAACACAATCTGGTAAACTTGATTGAATGGTGGCGAAACAAAGCAGTAAATCGTTTTACAACACTTCAAAGTGAAGACCGCTTGAGAACTGAATTAGAAGTTTGGACTAGCGGAAAAACTATTGACATTATCCGGTAACCGTGTAAAATAAATACCTTCATTAACAAAAGGAGTTTATTATGACCGCAATCCCCAGTAAAGTTAACACAGCACCTACCATGGGTTCTGGTGCTGGTTCTGAGGTTACCGCTTTAGGTGAAAGTTTACAGGCATATGCTTGTGCTACTAGGCAGTTCTTAGGAAAAGACTTAACTGATGTTTCAGAAATCACAATCAACACAACAAAAGATGCTGATTGTGATAGAACGTTGGCTGCTTGTATGAAAGGTCTGGATGAAGGATGGTTTCATAGTGTTATCGTAACAGCCAATGCTATCTTTAGAGATGTTCCAGATAATCAATCTCAAAAATTCACATTCTATCGTGGTGGTAAATTAGTGGGCCAAATTTACTCCGAATTTTCAAAATTCAGAAAAGAAAGTGGTATTGTTGGAGATGACAAATGGAACCCAGCAGATATTTGGATGGTTAAAAAAGGTTTTGTATTTAAGAGTGGTTGGAATACATTACAAGAATACAACAATTATATCTACAATGAATTTGCAAGGACCAATCTGATTGGTATTTCTTTAAAGAAAGTTCCAAAAGGTGATGCTCACCATGAATTTTACAACAATGGAAAACCACCTCTTGCTGATTTTACTGGTTTCAAACTTGGTAAGAACATGACTGATTCAAAAGACATTTATATTCAATTTAAGTCTAAAGGAAAAGATGGCGAGATTCAATTGAGAAACTTCTCCAGTCGACCAGTACCTAGTTCTTGGCAAGGTGAAATTAAAGGCAAGACTGCTGCTGGTGGTAAAATCGGCGGAGGAGTTGTGATGAACGCAGCAATCAAATGTGGTGTTCAAGCAAGTAAATTAACCACACCCCAAAAGTTTGCTCCAGAAATTGAAAAACCAACCGATGCAACTTTCAAAAAATTTGCTATAATGTTTAAAGAATTATCTGGTTCAAATGAGAAAATTGAGAGTTTAATCATTCAAGCAAAAGCTGCACAACGTAAAGATAAAACTTGGTGGTTGTCAAAATATCTTGGTGTTGATTACTGTTACACCATTAGAAAAGAGAAGAAAGAAGATGCCGTCACAAAATGGTTGTACGGTTATGGTTCTTCTGCAACAGAAAACAGTAGCATTTTTATAAAGTATAGTTGATATGGCATTAACAGATTTTGATAAAATTTTAAAACAGTATGAGAGTGTCGAAGATGATTTTGGATTCTCTGCTGTATCGGAAGAAGAATATAATTCGGTAATCAACAAGACTGCTGAAACAGCGGATGATTATAAAACTCGACTTGAAGAAGTGGAGAAGATGATTATCCCTTTCCTAAAGAAACTACATAGTACAGGTGATAAAGAATACATTTATTGGCCTAATCGCAAACCAGCAATTGAAAAACAAATTGAAAAGATATTGAAATTAACTAGAGGATGATTATATGTCTGATGATGCAAGAATTGAATTTAATATTGATATTCAACTTTTAGGTGTACATAAGTTTAATGAAGCTTATAATAAAAAAAATATTGTTTATGAAATTAGGTCATTTATGGTGGCCACCTGTGGTGGTCTAGAAGAAAGAAAACTGTTCGTTACAGGATTGCCAACTATAGATGTTGTAAATTTCATTGAATATGAAGATTTGACTAGAGACATTTTGATTAAATGGATTGAAGAATATTCTGGAGATTTAATAAAAAGTTTAAAAAGAGAATTGACTGAACTTCTTTTTCCAACAAAAGAGTATTTGTTACCACCATATATTATTGAGGAATAATTATGTCTGCAACTGTGATTATACCAACTACGGGTTCACCGGAGTTAAAAAATGCCGTTCAAAGTGTAATTGAACAATCTTATGAAACAAAATGTTATGTTGTTTCTGATGGTGTACAAAATCATTCAAAGACAAGAATCATCACAGATGATTTTTTAAGTCGTAAAAATTTGGAAAGATGTTATCTTCCTATCAATGTCGGAGCCAATGGTTTCTATGGTCACCGTATCTACGCAGCATTCACCCACCTAATTGATACCGAATATGTTTTATATTTAGACCAAGATTGTTGGATGGACACAAACCATGTTGAAAGTCTAATCAACACAATCAAAGAAAAGAAACTGGATTGGGCTTATTCACTTAGAAAAATTTGCGATAAAGAAGGCAATTACATTACAACTGATGATTGTGAATCACTAGGAAAATGGCAAACTTATCATGGTGTCAATCATATTGATACAAATTGTTATTGCCTTAGAACAGAAGTTGCGATAAAATTATCACAAGTTTGGCATGGCGGTTGGGGTCAAGATAGAGTTTGGTTGCAAGCTCTGTCACAATACTTTCCCAAATTCGATTGCACAAGTGAATACACAATGAATTATAGAGTTGATGGAAATCCAGGTTCTGTTAATGCAGAATTTTTCCACAATGGTAATAAAATAATGAA